TTGATTTTGTCTTGCACCAATTTCCAATACAATTTCCCGAATTTCAGAGAACGCGCTATTCTCAGAATTGTAATACAATCCCTTTCTGACATGTCTGGGTATTGCAACGGAATTAATTTAGTCAAGTATCTTACAGACTCATGATCTAAATACATATGCCGTTGCAACAATCCTGTATATAACTCCTCATTGGTTGCATTTCCCTTGCTTTTTGATAGCATTTTTAATACAAACCTAACAGGATCATAACACAGATTGTTATTTGGTAATAAAAACCTTCCTGCATGATAAGCAACATTATTTTGTAAACATTCCAATGTTATTTGCCTCATCAAAACAATTGGTGCCCCATCACGCCTTTTTGGTTTCTTATTCAGCAGCGTATCATCCCCTTTAGTGATTCCTGAAATCTCCTTCATTTCAAATTCCTCACAAAGTTTGAGCATCATCTGAAAAATGTTAGCCTTTAAAGTCAATGGATCACCCGAAGGTAAATTATATGCCAGTTCTCCTTTATACAAATTAGGTACCATTGAGGAGACTTTATACCTAATCCTCTTTTTCATATAAATATCCACAACTTCTGATGGTACTCCAAGATATTCCAGCATTAAACAGAAAGTCACAAGGACAACCGCATTATGACTTGAATCTTGCCTAACCACATCCAATTGAAATGGTTCTTCGAAATTAAGACCTCTTTGTCTTATCAAACCAATGAGATCAGTATCACTATACCCATCATCAACGATATAGTTCTTCCTCATACATTCTTGCCACTTCTTTTCGAATTGCTGAACATGAGGGCCTATATAAGCATTATATGATGCATCACTTGCCAACACAGTCTGACCATATTGCAATTCATTTCTAAAGCCTCTCTTCGCCTTCACTTTATCCTGTGATTTCAAAAAACCTTTATGCATCACAGATCTTGGCAATTCGCCAAAAACTTGAGGTTCCTTCAACATCGCATGAAACATTCTAGACCGTCTTGACAACCAAATAAACGATTTATTGGTTTCTTGTTTCACAACATGCTCATCACTGAAATATTGATCCACGAATCTTCTAAACAACCATTGGCTCATTTGATTGTTTTCATCAGTTGGATCTTTTTCAAGGGATTTATCAAATTGACGTAAATCTACGTTTCTTTGATCATCCCATTGATTTGAACTTATTTGATGCACCGCAAGATGTTCAGCTTCTTGAAGCTTGACTCTGCTGGTATCATTTATCACTATCTTTGGATGCATCATATAAGCTCTTGCTCCGGGTCCTGCCTTTAGATGTTGTGGCATAACATCTCTCATCGGTTTGTTGCCTCTAACCAAATTATAAATAAAATCTTGTACCTCCCCCATGGAAATATTTTCATCCATCGATATCGGTTCAGATGAATGCTCCACTCGTACAACATTCAAAAAACTTGGTGCGTCCGTGACAACTTCATTTCCATGCCCCTGAAAATTAGCTACATCAGCAATACCCACAGCATGTAATTGATCCAATGCAAATGGGGAAAATTTTCCATTCACAAAGCCATCAAACTTCACTGCCCCAAACATACGAACTTCTTGCATATCTGTGTCTGCGAAACTCAACCATACCTGCTCATGCCTGGAATACGCCACATACGCCAGCCTTCTAGTTTGAGTAAGCCATTTCGGCCCTTGAAAAGAGGGATGAAACAAAACACGTTTAGCCCTACAACCCTGGACTTGTGAAATTCCTGGCATGGCCAGTTGTTCTGTAAAAGCCATGTTTGGTTCGCCAATGCATCTGGCTGTTGAAGTCTCCCTAAATTCCAAATCAGCCCAGCAACCTTCTGACACTTTTTCTTTACCAACAACCCAATACATCGACCTAGTCCTTGTATTTGTTGTCTTGGCATAACGAATTTCCGGGTCGTCTGGAGCCAAATTTTCTATGGCTAAACTCAAGGCATCTGCTGGCATTGTCCTTGACACCAATAGCCTAGCCATTGGAATTGACATTGCATATAACCACTCAGAAGTCACCCCTAACGTGTGTTCATATTGTTGATTGCGCTCACCAAGCATCACAAACAAACTGCAATTGGTTTCTGCTGCATAACACATCCATCCTAAAATGACATTTGGCGGCATTGCATATACTTCATCCAAAATCAAACACTCGAAATTCTCTTGCATTTGATGCATCGTGCACACTTGCACATGCGTCTTGTCGACCTTTCTTTCCCAATCCGCTCTAAGCACTTTGGTAGGGACTACCACAGTCGTGTGCATTTTACGAAGCTTAATAAAATCTCTGATCAGGGTACTTTTCCCTGATCCGGCCACTCCATCAATCAATATCTGAGGGAGCATTTTCTTCAAAGATTCTTTCCTTAACTTTGAGAAAAATCTTTCCTCAACAGTCAACATTGATCCTTCCGCCATTCTGTGACCTAGATAGACTTTATCCATCTCCGTGCATTCCACTACCTTCTTAACTTCAGAGAATTTTTCTTCCAACAAGCTAGCGTAACCAGTCATAGGTAAAACAAATTCTTGCTGATGTTTTGTCTCATGAAACTTCCTTGTCAACTCTGAATCATCAATTCCAACCCCTCCATATGGTACTGGATTCTCTACACATAAATCAATGATCCTATTTTCCGGAAGTGAATAAATATCAGCCCCTTCCAAATCCAATTCAGCATTTGGTAGAGGTTGATCTATCAATCTATCAACAAGACTGATCTGCTCACTTCCATTTGTCACCATCTCCATTTCAACTAATGTTGTTGGTGGGGCAACCCTAAAGTTTTGGTCAGCTTCCCCTTCAATCATTTGTTGCATCTCTCTTTGACTAGCTTCATCAATCACCAACACTTGCGCTATTTCTTCTTCTAGCACAATTGAATCCACCACCATTGGTTCTGCAATTGGTTCCATAACCCTAGAAGCAATCTTCCCAGTTTTACGAACCAGTTGATTTCGCTTTCCAACAACTTTCCCATCCACAAACTCATCAACAAAAATCATCTCAAAATTACTCTCTTTGATTTCTGCTTTTGAGTATTGCGTTTTCCAATTAAAAAGTTTAAAGAACTTTTGTTTGGTTTCCGCACCCACAACCAATGCTGGCCTCTTAGTTGCGTGATGCACCCTATATTCCCCACAAGGGTTGTATGGATTCCACATTTGAGTATGATCCAAATTTTTCGAAAATAACCAATCTAAAAATTTTGACCACCAAGTCGACTCAAATGGGTCTTTCTGACCAACAAGTTGGACAGCAAACAAATCTTTGAAATACATTTTCAATCGCTTAAAGAAATTTTTTGAATTTCTAGAATAGTAATTCAAATAATAACGACGGAAAATTCCAAAGATTGTTGAATAATCCTTCTTCCCTATTGTTGCACACAATATTGCATGCCCAATAACCGAATGAAATTCCTCATGGGTGAGATTCCATTTTTTCTCGATCACTTGATTGCCAATTTTGAATTCTGACAACTGAGATCTAGTACGAGATGCCAAAACATCAAAAGCATCTTTATCCGTCCCCGGTGCCATAATAAATTCGACAAGATTATCGAATCGTTGCGAGTTGACGAGAAACGTCCTATTAACTTTATCCTCCCGCTTCCAATCGGGACTAAATAAAGGCAATAAATAAAAATTCTCGTCTGTGCACCTCCACATAGTGGGTTGTACTTCTTGCTCCCCATAACCTATATCCACTGATAATAGAAAATTCGTGCCAAATCTTCTGTACTCTTCGACACGAATATTTAAACCATCAATCAATGGTACTGGGGAACACCAACTCATTAGTGACCTTCTATCATGAGAATAACCGGCTACTGCGCCACCCAAATGATACATATTAATCAACCCTTCATTTTCTTGATATAATACACCATTTGCCTCATCTCTATATTCAGTTACCCGCCCATCCAAAAAGACTACAGGCAACATAATGGATACTAATGCGTGTCTATGACCACCTCTTAACATCCCATAAATAAAATCTTTCAAAGACATATTTCCATTCCCATACTCCATTACAACCACACTTTTCTCACCCAAACAAACATTGCAATCCTGAAACTTATGATCTCTGCTCAATTTTTCAAAACGCTCCTTATAACCACTCGTGATTTTATCATACCTAATAAAATCGCGACCGGTTAGAATCGGCGCGCAATTATGAGCCATATTATCAAACCTCACAGTCTGTGCCATTGAGGCACCAACCGTTTTGACCTTATAATTCTCAAATTGCGATCGCAAAATCTTCTGAATAATTGCTGCAAATGCATATCTAACAGCTTGCAGCATTGAATGAGTATGTCGCACTGCCATCTGTTGCACCCTGAATTCTGGAAAAACCCTTTGAATTTGTGGTAACAATGTTTCTGTCACATCTGTCCCAATGATCAATTGAGGTCTATGATCATTATTATAGGATTTGATTATTTTATCGGAAACTATTGACATCAAAGCCCTCTGCCCAACATCTGTATCAGAGAATTGCCGCATTTGATTCCTTCCACTAATCAAAGCAACATCCACAGTAAAGAAAGATGCTTTATCCTCAAACTGTGGGTACGGATTGGCGGCAGCGAAGATTTCTATTTCCAACTCCGTTAATGGTTCAACCTTTGGAAAAACTTCTGACCCCTCATAAATCCTTGAGGAATCATGTGGTGCTTCATAATTTTGACAAAAATAATTCAGCAACTTAAACGCCCAAGTTACCGCCGGAAGACCAATATGCAAACCCGTCAACAAACCCGTCAGCGAGTCTATTATAATTTGATTAGCAGATAATCCTATTTCCATAATCGGCAATGGCAACGACATTATGAATGCCTTCAAACCAGCCGAAAGATTCCCTGTAGTATCCAAACAAATCCCTAGACCCTTGCCAATCATTTTAAAGGACAATTGACCTAACAATGTTAGCACCTTCTCTAACAATAGACCCCCAACAGCGACCTTATCAAACAATTCTATTTTTGAATGTGCTTGATAATTTCCTATCAACGACCACCGACTAAGATTTTTAAAAGTTCTATCTCCTTTTCCGTCAACATGATACATTGAATCTCCAAAAGATAGATTGAACTCTTCAAAATCATTCCTCTGCGCCATATAACAAAGCTCTATCTTTGTCCTACCGCCCACCATATGCCACTCTTTATAAACATCCACACGTTGTTCCCTTGGGAAAAATTTTAACCAACAATACTTCGGCAACCGCGCATCCATGATTAATGCAGGGTGCTCATCCAACACCTTTGGTTTCTTTTTCCTGATCATCGTGACATATCTACGCACCC